GCATCCTTGCCGGCTACTACCGCGACATGCAGCCCGATGCCATCTTCGTGGACAAGATCGGCATCGGATCGGGCATCGTGGACCGGCTCAAGGAGCTAGGCGTGCCCGTCATCGGCGTGAACTCTGCTGCGAGGGCCGACGACCCGGAGCTGTACGCCAACAAGCGTGCCGAGATCTGGTATCGATTCAAAGAGTGGATCGAGGACGGGCCCAACCGCTTGCCGAACGATGTCGCCATGATCGCGGATATTTCCGCCCCGAGTTACAAGACATCCTCGAACGGTGCGCGCCTCATTGAGGCCAAGGATGACATGAAGAAGCGGCAGATGCGCTCACCAGACGGCGCCGATGCCATTGCCATGACTTTTGCAGAAGCGGTCGTGCCGCGTGCGCTACGCGGCGACTCGGGCCATCGAAGTGTGCATCCGCAACAGCGAGCAGCATCGCGTGCAGGATATTGAAAGATCAATATTACAATGCTTGTAGGACCAGTGATAAAATTCCACGTCGCTGCGTTAGGCTTCAGGCGTCGCCTGGTGACGCTCTACTCCCATGGAACGATAAATGACAACAAATCGACGCACAGATGACTCCACAAGCGCGGTAATTACCGAAGCATTTCGGTTGCAGCGCAATTTAGGATTTGAACCGGCGTTTTTAATGCTGCGCGCGCGTGGGGTCGATCCTCAGTTAGCCCGGGATTTACTTGACATGCGTTCGGAACGCCGGCTAGAAGTTAGCGCTATTGGTCCCGGGAAACCTAATCCCTAATCCGAGTTTATGTTTTAACCATTTTTTGTTGTTCCTCTATGCCTGCTATCGCCACTTTGAGGCACTAGGACAGGGTATACAAAAATGCATAAAACTGTACATGCCGGCCCGCAAATATGCGGGCTTTTTTTATGGGCACGCTAATGACTGATGTAGTAGATACCGCGCATGACGAATATGTGCGGGCAGCGACCGAGGGCATGGCCCGCGACGACAACGCCGCTTACGTGGCGCTCGACACGCTCGGCGTCACGCTTCTGGCCGAATTCGCCCAGGCCGTGCTCGACCGGCGCGAAACCGAACAGCGTTGGCTCATGGATCTGCGCCAGTATCGCGGGCTCTACGATCCGGACGTGGAAGCGAAATTCGGAAAGAATCGCTCCAGGGCTTTTGTCCGCCTGACGCGCGTGAAGGTAAAAACCGCTAACGCCCGCGTCGCCGATCTGCTGTTCCCGACCACGTCCGACCGCAACTGGACGGCCGAGCCTACCGCCGTCCCATCCGTCGACCGCGATACCAGGCGCAAGCTGATCAGCCAGATGGTGGCGAAGACGGGGGCGGTGCCGACGCGCCGCGAACTGGACGCCGCGGTCGCCAAGCTGGTCAAGATGGCGGCCGACAAGATGACCAGCATCATGGATGACCAGCTGGCCGAGGCCCAGTACAAGAGCACGGCCAGGGACGTGCTCCACAGCGGCCACCTGTACGGCACTGGCGTGCTCAAGGCTCCGCTGGTCGAGCGCAAGACCCGTCAGAAGTTTGTGCGGGTCAATGGAAACTGGGTGATGAAGACCGAGTCGTACATCGTGCCCTTCGTCGCCTACGTACCCCTGTGGCGTTTTTACCCGGACATGTCAGCCACAAAGCTGTCGGATTGCGGCTATGTCTTCGAGCAGCACATCATGACGCGCGGCGCGCTCGCGGCGCTGGCGAAGCGCAAAGCATTCAATGGCGCCAAGATCCGCGCCTATATCCTGGCCAACCCTAAGGGGGCGCAAACCTCGCGTGCGTACGACAACGAGATCCGGCAGATCGGCGAGCGCCAGTCAGCAAAACTCAATCACGACGGCAACTACGAAGTAGTGGAGCGTTGGGGTTGGATCGGCGGCGAGCTGCTGTCGCAGGCCGGCGTGGTCGTTCCCCAGGACCGCATGCACGAGACGTTTTTCTCGAACGTATGGATGCTCCCGGACGGGGATGTGATCAAGATCACCCTGCAGCCGATCAACGGCGTCACCTACCCGTACCACTTGTATTACGCCGACAAGGACGAAACGAGCATCTTCGGCGACGGCTTCGCCTCGATCATGCGCGACGACCAGACCACCGTGAACGCGGCCACGCGCATGGTACTCGACAACGCGGCGCTGTCGGCCGGGCCACAGATCGAGGTGAACATGAATCTGCTGTCGCCAGCGGAGGACGCGGACGACATGTACCCGTTCAAGATCTGGAAGCGCGCCGGGCAGGACGCCAGCCAGCCCGCAATCAGGGTATTGAACGTGCCGAACGGGCTGGAAGAACTGCTGCCCATTGTCGAAATGTTCAAAAAGAATGCCGATGACGTCACCGCCATCCCGCGCTACATGCAGGGGGAGAATGCCACCCAGGGCGCCGCCGGCACCGCATCGGGCATGTCCATGCTGATGGCGAATGCCTCCATCGTGATGAAAGACCTGATCACGAACTACGACGAGGGCGTGACCAGGCCGTTTATTAGCGACCTGTACAAGTGGAACATGCAGTTCAATCCGGACAACAGCTGCAAGGGCGACTTCGACATCAAGGCGCGCGGCACGGCGTCGCTGATGGCGAAGGAAGTGCGCGCGCAGCAGCTGGACAACTTCGCCGCCACCCTCACACCAGAGGACGCCCCCTACATCAAGCGCGAAGAACTGCTGCGGCAGCGCGCCGAAGCGCATGACCTGTCGAGCATCATCAAGACCGAGGACGAGGTCGAGGCCGAGCGCAACAACGACGCCGCCCAGGCCGCAGCCGCGCAGCAGCAGCAAATGCAGGAGCTGCAAATGAAGGTAGCCATGCTTGGGGCCGAGAAGATAACGCAAGAAGTTGCCAAGCTCGCGGCCGAGGTCACGCGCATCAACGCGATCGCCACCAAAACCAACGTGGACGCGGCGTATGCGGGCATGCAGGCCGCCGGTGTGGCGACGGAGCGCCCGGAGATTGCGCCTGCAGGGGACGCCATCTTGAAATCGGCCGGCTGGGTCGATTCCACTCCCGGCCAGCCTACTCCGGCTGGATCGGCGCCACCCGGCGCCGCTCAGCCGGCCATTCCCGATCCGCAGCAGCTGGCCGCGCAGCGTGATCCGCGCGGCGGCCAGGTCGGCGCCAATGTCGGCGAGCATGCCGGCATCGAGACGGCGGCAATCGAATGATGCGCTCCCAGGAACAGCTGCGGGCGGCGATCGCCAGCGAATCGGCCGCGTTGCTCGAATTTCGCGCCATGCCGGAAACAAGGATCTTGCTGGACTTGCTCGATGCGCTGGCGGAAGGGTGTTATGCCGATCTTGCCACCGTCACGGCCGATCAGCTTGCATTCAAGCAAGGTGCGCTGGCCCAGCTCAACGCCTTGCGCGACATGATCCGCACCGGCAGCGCGCACCGATCAGCCAGGGTGTAATCCCCACCGCAGTCCCCCCACCCGCCCCGAGCGGGTTTTTTTCGCCCGATTCAGCTATCCCACAGGAGAACCACATGCCAACCACCCAAAAGCAACAGACACAAGACGCGGCCGATTTCGCTGCGGAGTTCGATGCGGCCGACGCTGAACCGACGGCGCAGAGCGAGGACGAAGCGTTCGGCCTCGCCGATGTAGCTGGCCCCGGTGCCGGCGTTGGGGCCGAGGACCCCGCCGATGCCTCAGCTGCACCCCCCGCTGCAAGCCCCGCCGCCGTACAGCCATCCGGTGACGAAGCGCACCTCAAGGAATGGGAAGCGCAGCTGCAGGCCAAGGAGGCCGAGCTGGCGGCCAAGGAAGCGACGCTCGAAACGTCCAGCGTGGGCGAGAGCCAGGAAAGCGAAGGCGCCACCGACCCGGCCGCCGACGCCGTCGGCGCCGCTGACAGTGACGATCCTGAAAAAGCCTTGGCGGACGACTTCGGACCCGAATTCGTGGACCTGATGAAGCGTCTCATTGCCAAGGTTTGCGCCGACAAGGTGGGCGAAGGGCTGGGAACACTGTCGAGCACGGTTGACGAAGTCATCCAGCACTTGCAGGGCGAGCGCAACGCCAACCACTTCAAGGCCATCGCGGCTGCGCATGAAGATTTTACCGATGTCGTTGAATCGTCCGAGTTCAGCGCCTGGAAGGACGGCCAGGAGCCAGCCGAGCAGGCGCGCCTGTCGCAGGTCATCGACGCCGGCAGTACGCAGGAAGTCATCGACATGCTCACGGATTTCAAGGCATCGAAGGGCGCCGGCGTGGACGACAGCGAAATCGATGGCGCCGAGGGCGTGCGGTCGAGCGGCCTGGCTCTGCCCAACGAACCGTCCGGCGATGACGACTTCGCGGCGGCCTGGAACGAACACTAAAAAGGTGGTCCGTGCCAGTGCGGATCTCACTGGCGAACGCTGCTGTTAGCGCCCCAACAGATCCACGCATCTCTGCGGCTCCCGCCGCTATCGATTCCCCTTCATTAGGAAAACTCCATGGGCAATACCACCTACGGCGATATCTCGCCGCGTACCGCCGCGTACGCGAACAAGCAACTGCTCAAACGCGCCATCCCTTACCTGTGCCTCGAAAAATTCGGCCAGGCCAAGACCCTGCCCGCCAATTCGTCCAAGACCATTGTCTTTCGTCGCTATTCGGCGCTGGACACCACTCCGTCGGCGCTGGTCGAAGGCGTCACGCCCGGCTCGCAGACCATGGCGTCCACCGATGTGCCGTGCATGCTGACCCAGTACGGCTCGATGATCACTATCACGGACATCATCGAAGACACCCATGAGGACAACGTCCTGAATGAAGCGATCGACCTGTTGGGCGAGCAGGCCGCGCAAATGATCGAGCGCATGCGCTACGGCGTGCTGCGGGCCGGCACCAATGTGGTGTACGCCAATGGCGCCACGCGAGCGGCAGTGACCGCCCCGATCTCGCTGGCGGTCCAACGCAAGATTGTCAAGGCCCTGAAACGCCAGAACGCCGAGCCGATCACCAAGGTGGTCAAGTCGACGGCGGCATTCGGCACCGAGCCGGTTGCGAAAAGCTACATCGGCCTGATCCACCCCGACATGGAGTCGGACGTGCGCAACATGCTGGGCGCAGACGGCAAGTCATGCTTCGTGCCGATCGAGAAGTACGGTTCGATGACGCCGTACGAAAACGAGATCGGCAAGGTCGAGGACGTGCGCTACCTGTCCTCGACCATCTTCGTCCCGTTCATCGACGCCGGCGGCGACAAGGGGCTGATGACCTCAACCACTGGCGTCAAAGCCGACGTCTACCCGGCCCTGTACATCGCCACCAATGCCTACGCCGTGGTCGCGCTCAAGGGCATGTTCGCGCTTACGCCGATGGTGGTCAACGCCAAGCCGAGCGACTCGGACCCGCTGGCGCAGCGCGGGCGCGTGGCGTGGAAGGCAATGCAGGGCGCCGTGATCCTCAACGACCAGTGGATGGTGCGCGGCGAGTTCGCCGTCACCGCATAACGCCCGGCCAACCCCGTAAAACGCCCGCTTCGGTGGGCGTTTTGCATTTTCCCTCACATTCAGGAGCATCACCATGGCAGCAAAAGACACTACCAGCGTTACCACCATCGACGACGTCCCCAAGCCCGTCGAGATCAAGAAGGGCCTCGACATCGCCGTCGTGGACCACGGCGACAACCTGACGGGCGAGAAGGTCCAGATCACGATCGCCAACGGCGCCGGGGAGCTGGGCCGCCAGGCTGTTTTCCTGAGCATCAATGGCCACGGCTTCAACGTGCCGCGCGGTGTCCCGTGCGACGTGCCTATCGAAGTGGCGGCCATCCTGGAAAACGCCACGATGACCGAATACGAGGCGGGCGCCAACGGAGCCACCATCGAGCGCGAAGTGCAGCGCTTTAGCTACAGCATTAAGTACCTGCGCAAATAAGCGGTCGCCATGGCGAACCTCTCCGACTTCTTTTCGCAGGTGCTGCCCTACGTGACCGGTTGTTCGTATCCGCTCGCAGAACAGCATATCCGCGATATCTGCATCGACTTTTGCATCCACGCGCCTGTCGCGCAGCTGATGACCGATCCGCTCGACGTGATTAGTGGCGAGCGGCAATACGACATCGAAACCCCATCCGGCACCG